CGGTCGTCCCTCGAAGTGGGGAAACCCCTTCAAGGTGGGCGTGGACGGCACCAGGGGAGAGGTCATCGAGAAGTACCGTGACCACGTCCTCTCAACCCCTGAGCTCATGGGAAGCCTCTACGAGCTCGAAGGAAAGGATCTCGGGTGCTGGTGCAAACCTAACCCTTGCCACGGGGACGTGCTCGAGGAACTTCTGCAGCGTCAAACCCTAGATAACCTTTTCAAGTGAGAAGAGAATGAAGCTAAAGAACGTGCTTACCCGGAACGATCTCGAGTCGTTCGCCCGGACCATCCTGGAGGACATCTCTCCGGACTTCGTCTACGATGTGTTCCAGGATCTCCACGAGGATCCCGATCGCTTGATCACCTTCGAGGACATCGACTTCTCCGAGGATGACGAGCTGGTCTCAGCACTGGCTGATCTCCTCGGAAACACTGCATGCGAGGAGTCCGACTGACACGATAAATAGGTCCGAGCAACCAACTCGGACCTACCTTCGTGATCACCGACGATGACTACGCCAATCCCTGGCTGTTCCAGGGTTCCAGATTCTCCCTCCCTGACGATCAACTTGAGATGTACACCGGATTCGTGTATATCGTGGAGGCACTTGTGCCCGAGCTAAGTGGGAAAAAGTACGTGGGGCAGAAGCTCCTTTGGGGCAGGACGGCACCTAAAAAGAACAAGGATGGGACTAAGAAGCGGGGAAGTCGGAGGAGGATCCAGTCGGACTGGAAGAAGTATTACGGGAGTTCGGAGGAGATAAAGAGGGACGTGCTCACTCACGGTGAGAGCGCGTTCAGGAGGACAATTCTCCACCTCTGCAAATCCAAGAGCGAGATGAACTACCTCGAGCTCAAGGAGCAGATGGACAGGAGGGTCTTGTTCCGAGACGACTACTACAATTCATTCATGGGCGCAAAACTACACAAGAAGCACGTAACATCACTGAGGGAACCACGTGATAGCCAGGAAGAGTGATCTCAGGGCCCGGCCCATATTCGACGACAGGCTGGACGGCGACGAGAATGCATTCCGGTTCTACGTCCTCCAGGGCACCTGCAGGAAGTGCAGGTCCGGTCCGAACAGCTTGGTCATCCAGGACTTCAAGAACAACAAGAACCCGCGCATGGCCATATTCAAGACCGTGTGCCTGTGCTGCGGTGACAAGGACATGTACTTCGGTCGAGACACTCCGAAGGCAGAGGACGACGAACCCTACGAGGTAGGCGAGGAGAACGTGCCGACTACTCTGAACCACCCTCCGAGGCCAGGGCGATCTCCTCTGACGAAGCCTCGGACCTAAACTTGTAGCCGAGGATCACGGCTCCGTACTCGTCGTCGATCTCCTCGCGGAGGCTGATCAGCTCGGTCCGTTCTATCTCGTGGAGCGGGTGAACTATTCCGACGATGCGGCACATGGCGGATATGATGGACTCCTTGATCATGATCAGATCAGAGTCTGAGAGGGGAAAGGTCTCGTGCTTGGTCTCCTCTAAGTCCATGCACCCTATCGATCGGAGGACGTCGTCGAGTATGTGGTCAGCAACATCGGCGAAGTAACCCTTCTTCATGAGGTGGATCTTCTTCATCACATCCTCGGGTTCGAGAGCGATGTTGGAGACGTCCATTCGACGGTTCTCCTTGGGGAACTTGACCACGTTGTCGGCCACGAGAACCTCCCTTGGTTGGTAGTCAGCTGTATTTATTGACACCTGACCCAAAACGTGGTAGAATACCCACACAATCCAATTGCAAGGCTTTGACATGGTTCAGATACTCGGCGGCAAGCTGATCCGCGAGGACGTGACCTCCACCGCGCGTGGAGGCACCGAGCTGATGGCTGAGAAGATGGTCAGCGGCATCGATGTTTCCCTCCTGCAGGAGTTCCAGATCATCCACTCCCGGGTTCGGGATCTAGACTTTTCCAAGAAGAGGGTGTTCGTCGCCCACGACCTTCCAGGTGATCCAGAGTCCTCCTTCCTCTCAAACGGCGGTTACAACCAGTTCGACAAGATCGTCTTTGTCTCGAACTGGCAGATGCAGAAGTACATCGAGTTCTACGGGATCCCGTGGCACAAGTGCCAGGTGGTGCTCAATGCCATAGATCCGCTTGGCACCAACGAGAGGCACTACGCCGACTTCGACAATGATCCTGTCAAGCTCGTGTACCACACCACTCCCCATCGCGGGTTGGACATCCTAGCAGCTGCCTACCAAAAGCTTAGGGTCGACAAGGGGATGGACATCACCCTCGACGTCTTCTCGAGCTTCGAGATATACGGGTGGAAGCAGCGAGACGAGGAGTACCGGGAGCTCTTCGAGTTCCTGCAGTCCTCTCCGGGAGTAACGTACCACGGTTCGGTCAAGCACGAAAACCTCGTCAATCTCTTGCCGGAGTTCGACATCTTCGCCTACCCATCGACCTGGCCCGAGACCAGCTGCATCTCCCTCATGGAAGCGATGTCTGCTGGTCTGCTCTGCGTCCACCCAAACTACGCTGCCCTGCCGGAGACAGCTGCTAACCTGACGTACATGTACCAGTGGCACGAGAACAAGAGGGACCACACCAAGGTCTTCACCGAAAAGCTGGAGAGGGCAATCAAGAATGTGCACAACTACGACTGGCACGACAGCAGTGCCCAGAACACGGTCATCAACTACGCTAATCTCGCCTACGATTGGAATGGTCGGTGCGTGGAGTGGACCGAGCTGCTGAAGGACCTACTGTGACCGAGAAGAGGACAGCCATTAATGCTGTCAAGCGCAAGACGTCTCTCGAGACCTTCTGGGAATCGATGACTCCGGTCGAGAAGAAATCCTGGCCGAAGGAGCTCGATAGGATCGTCAAGCAAGAAACATCATTCAGGAAGGGCCTCAAGAAGTGATCGTCATCGATCTATCCCAGATTATGCTCGCCAACGTGTTCACCTCCATCAAGGAGGCTGGTGAGATAGACGAGAACTTGGGTCGTCACATGATCCTCAACGCCATCCGACTGCTAAAGGTCAAGTTCGGCAAGGACTACGGGGAGGTCGTCATAGCGTGCGACTCCGGGTCGTTCTGGCGCAAGGAGATCTTTCCCTACTACAAGGCCAACCGCAAGAAGGCCCGGGATGAATCAACCATCGACTGGAAGCGCATCTTCGAGGTCATGCGCATCGTCAGGGAAGAGCTCAAGGAGAACTTTCCGTACCGCGTGATCCGGGTCGATCGGGCCGAAGCGGACGACGTCATAGGGGTGCTCTCGACCGAGTGGTCAGTCGAGCATATAAATAACAACAACAGGATACTGGTCGTCTCCGGTGACAAGGACTTCGTCCAGCTCCTGAAGTACCCAAACGTCGAGATCTGGGACCCCATCAACAAGAAGAAGGTGGTCCACAACGATCCGTACAAGTTCACCAAGGAACACGTGATCCGAGGTGACACTGGTGATGGCATCCCAAACGTGCTGTCACCGGGGAACTCCTTCGTGATGGGGATCAGGCAGAAGCCGGTCACTCAGAAAGTCTTCCAGAACCTCATGCTTCTGGAAGACGAGCTCTCGGACCCAGACCTGAAGGAGAATTTCCTACGGAACCGAACCCTGATCGACCTCTCTTACATTCCTCAGGACGTCCGAGAGGCCATCTTGAAGGAGTACGAGGCGGAAGCTGGAAAGAGCAAGTCGAAGATGTTGAAGTACTTCATGAACAAGCGTCTGTCCAACCTGTTCTCCAACATCAATGACTTCTAAGGAATAGAGAATGAAGTACGGCGTCGCTGAGATCCTCTCCATGGCCGAAAATGAGAGCGACATCAAGAAGAGGGTCGCCATCCTCCAGGCGAACGACTCCACCGTCCTCCGGGACGTAGTCAAGCTGGCCTTCGACAAGGTCATCAAGTGGGCCATACCCGAGGGCACTCCCCCCTACAAGGAAAACGCAGTTCCAGGATGCCAACCCAACCTGTACTCAGGGTGGAGGCGCATGTACCTGTTCTTCCCGGGTGGTGGAGGAGAGATGCCGCAGCTCAAGCGTGAGGCGTTCTTCATCCAGTTTCTGGAATCCCTCGACCCCGCGGACGCCAAGCTCATCTGCGCCGTCAAGGACAAGAGCATGCCGTACAAGATACCGAAGGCCCAGTTCGAGAAGGCATTTCCGGGCATCTTCGACTTTTCTGCGAGGGACAGGTGATGGGCAAGTCGTTTAAGAGGTACGACAAGTTCGACAGCTTCGAATCCCACCACCCGCGCGATGACATCTATCACGATAAGCTGAAGTCTTGGCACGTGAAGAAGGACAAGAGCATCCACAAGGACCGAAAGGTCGAGGCTCTCGACAGTCTGGCCGGATCCGATGATGCCTGGAGGGAAGACTGATGCCGTCCTACAACTTCATCAACAACGACACCGGCGAGGAGGTCACCGAGTTCATGAAGTACTCGGAGATCGAGCAGTTCCTCGCCTCCCACCCACACCTCCGGCGCGGAGTCGATCGTCCCGGCGTCATCAACAACAACCTACTCAGCGTCAAGGGAGTGAAGTCGAGGCCTGACGAGGGCTTCAGGGAGGTGTTGCAGAAAGCCAAGGCTGCTCACCCTCTCGGAACCATCAACACGTGGTGACGGTTCCTTGGTTACACTTGGTGGATCCAGGAGACTTGATGGAAACTTTTCCCATCGATATGTTCGAAGAAGTCGCCCCAAAGCGACCGCGTGGCAGGAAGAACAAGAACCGCAACGAGCCCCAGAGGATCGAGCAAAGCATTCAGCTCAGGGCAATATACCCTAAGACCGACAACCAGGCCCTGGCCATCGAGTACTTCCAGGACGGAAGCAACCTCGCCCTCGTCGGATCGGCCGGAACCGGCAAGACCTTCCTGTCCATCGCCATGGCCATGAAGTCCATCCTGGCGGGAGAGCACAAGAAGCTCATAATCGTCAGGTCGGCAGTTCCGACCCGGGACATAGGTTTCCTTCCCGGAAACGAGAAGCAGAAGCTTGCAGTCTACGAGACTCCCTACGTCTCCATCTTCCGGGAGCTCTTCGGAAGGGCCGACTCATACGAGATCTTCAAGAA